AGGTGGTAGTTATCTAACCGTAATTAACCCAAATGCAACTGCAACTTGTGGTTGCGGGGAGAGCTTTGCTGCTTAATCCATAAATACACAAGTATTAAAGGATTGATAGATGGCACAACAAATAATCGACTTAGGAACTTCAGCAAACGCAGGCGACGGTGATAATCTTCGCAGTGCGATGGATAAAACCAACGATAACTTCACTGAAGTTTACACTGCTGGTCCAGTTGGTTCAAACATTTCAATCACAAACAACTCAATTTCAAGCACCAACACAAACGGCAACATTACACTGGCCACAGATGGCACTGGTGTTATTCAAGTTGCCAATGACATTGTGCCTGATGTTAATAATACACGCTGGATTGGCAGTGCTAATGTGCGGCCATTTGGTGCATATATTGGCACTGCTGGTATAATAAGTTCAGGTCCACTAACACTTCCTGTTTATGCAGATGTAGCAGCAAGAGATGCTGCAATTACCACGCCAGTAGCAGGCATGATTGTGCTTACCGGAACAACATTTCAAGGTTACAACGGCAGTGCTTGGGTCAACCTTAGCTAGTAAAGTATGGATTTATGAACGTGCATTAAGCAGTGCCGAAGTACTGATCAACTACAATGGTTCAAGAGCCAACTACGGCTTATAAGAACATTACTGCCATACAAATCGTCAGCACCGTAAGTAACCTCAACAGCTTACTACTTTTTATAACAGCATCTTCGGCACCCACTAAATACTCCAAAGCGAGGAAATCAATGAGCATATTGCGAGAAGTCACTCTGAAAAAACATCAGGCTGTAGAATCTTTGCCATTTGTACAATATCTTTTAAAAGGCAATATTACACAGGAACATTATGTAATATATCTGGCAGAAATGCTAGCAATTTATCAAGCACTCGAACAACTAGCAACTGAAATAGGGTTACTAGATAATCTGCCCGAGTTACCTAGAGCAGAAAAAATGCAACATGATTTGGATGAACTTGCTCCGGCGTATGAGACAGATCTTTCTCCCAGCACCTATCGTTATCTTGATTATATTTCAGAACTAGCAAAATCAGACAGGGCTGATCAATTGTTTGCTCATATCTATGTACGGCATCTTGGAGACATGTACGGCGGTAAAATTATTGCCAGGATGTCGCCTGGAGAAGGTCGATGGTACCAATTTGATAATCGATCTGATTTAGTAAAAAGATTTAATGCACAATTAAGCACAGATCTAGCAGAAGAAGCACTGGTTGCATTTGACTTTTTTGGAGATATTTTTAAAGATCTATCTCAGAAAACAGATATTTCATGAAAGACAAATATCGTTTCCATATCCTAGGTTTACCTCATACTGTTAGCAGTAAAGAATATAATGCCTGTGCATACACTCAAAAAGTTGTAAAATTTGGCAAGATGATGATGTCCAGAGGACATGAAATTATACACTATGGCCACGAAGACTCAGATCTGATTTGTAGCGAACATGTTACAGTGACAACCAACAAAGATCTTGAGATAGCCTACGGAAATCACGATTGGCGCAAAAACTTTTATCGTTTTGATGTTGGGGATCATGCATATCAAACTTTTTATAAAAATGCTATTCGTGAAGTAGGACTCAGAAAACAACCCTATGACTTTATTTTGCCTTTCTGGGGATCAGGAGTACGACCAGTGTGTGATGCTCATCCTGATTTAATCTGCGTGGAGCCGGGGATTGGGTATGCTGGCGGACACTGGGCTCGCTGGAAAATTTTTGAAAGTTATGCAATATATCATGCCTATTGTGGATTAGAAAATGTTGGTAGTTGTCGTCAGGATTGGTATGATGCAGTTATACCTAATTATTTTGATCCTGATGATTTTCAATTTCGTGATCAAAAAGAAAACTATTTTTTGTTTTTGGGTCGAGTGTATTCAGGCAAAGGTATAGATATTGCAATACAGGCCACCGAAGCAACTGGCGATAAATTGGTCATAGCTGGTCAAAATCCTGAAAATCTTACTTTTCCATCGCATGTACAGTTTATAGGCTATGCTGACGTTGACCTACGAAGAGATCTTATGGCACTGGCCAAGGGTGCATTTGTAGCCAGCACATATTTAGAACCTTTTGGTGGAGTGCAGATGGAAATGCTGTTTTCGGGCACACCTACTATAACCACTGACTGGGGATCGTTTGCTGAAAACAATCTGCATGGGATTACTGGCTATCGTTGCAGAACATTTGAACAATTTGTTTGGGCAGCAAAGAACATAGACAAAATTGATCCGCATGCTTGCCGCACCTGGGCTGAAAACTTCAGCCTTCACAAAGTAGCATTGATGTATGAAGAGTATTTTAAAACAGTAATGGATGTACATACCGGTAAAGGATGGTATGAACCAAACGATAACAGATTTGGTTTTAGCAGTTTACAAAAAAATTATCCGCAAGCTAGTACCCCAATGGGATATGACGTTATTGCTTCTGAAGAAAAACCCTGGGCCGATCGCCTGGCAACCTGGATTAAAAAAGAATTAGATCCAAAATTGGTGCTAGACATTGGGTGTGGGCCAGGTTTATATGTGGACAGTCTGGTTGAACTAGGAGTAGATGCTCAAGGAATAGATGTAGATGACAGAGTAGAAAATCGTCCAGCACTAAAACGGCAAAGTCTTTTTGATATAACAGACGAACAAGCAGATGTTATACTCTGCATGGAAGTGGCTGAACATCTACCAGCTGAAGATGCAGATCAAATGGTAGAACGAGTGTGTAGCACTGTAAATGGATCTTTAATCTGGACAGCGGCAATTCCTGGACAAGACGGCCACGGGCATATAAATTGCCAGCCTCCTAGTTACTGGGAAGAAAAAATTGCAAAACAAGGTTTGAAACGCAACAAAGACAGAGAAAATCAACTTTTAAACTATGCCCAGTCTGGTCTACACATGGGTTGGTTTGTCAATAATTTACTGTATTTTGAGAGAGAATTAGACTAAATCACACCTACACAGCTAAAGACTTGCTAGTCATAAATAATTATAAGAGGATTATATATATGGCCACAATACAGTTAGTCAACGTTGGATCAGCACCCGACGACGGAACAGGCGATCCGCTACGCACCGCCTATACAAAAATCAACAACAACTTTCTTGAATTAGTAAACGAAAGCACTGGCGGAATCGTTCCTAATGTTTATTATGTTGCCAAAGATGGTAATGATTTAAATAATGGTAATGCTCTTTCTCAACCTTTTCTCACTATCAAACGTGCAGTACAAGTGGCTACGGCATACATGGTGGCTAATCCAACTGAAAAAGTATGTATTTTTGTCAAAGCAGGCGACTACACCGAAGATAATCCTATAGTTTGTCCGCCAAATCTAACCATAGTAGGTGATAACCTTCGCAGTGTAAGTGTGCGTCCACAAATCACTAATCAAGATATTTTCCATTTACAAAATGGAGATTATTTAACTGGTATGACCTTCCGAGATCATGTTAGCCCAGCCGCGGCAGTGGCTTTTCCGATTGGCGGCGCCGGTTTTATTACCACAAGCCCATATGTACAAAACTGTTCAAGTATTACCACCACTGGCACAGGCATGAAGATTGACGGTAGTTTAGCACAAGGAACCAAATCCATGGTCACCGACTCTTATACACAAGTAAATCAAGGTGGTATAGGTGTGCATATCACAAACGGAGGATATGCACAGTTGGTAAGTCTTTTTACTATTTGCACACAGACTGGCATCCTAGTTGAATCAGGTGGCTATTGCAGTATTACAAACTCTAACAGCAGTTTTGGCACATTTGGCCTAGTAGCAGATGGATTGATAAACGACAGTTTGACAGGAGTGGTTGAAGGTGCTAATCAATTAGGCAGTGATATACTATTAAGTGGATTGTCTTCAAGACCAAATACACGTCAAAGTTTAAGTTTTGACAGTGGAACAACATGGTATACCATTGCAAACTCCACAGCATTAGCCGGGAATCAATCTACTGTTACAATTTTACCCGAAATCAATATAGCACTTGCTGATCAAACACCTGTAATCTTTGCTACTAGAAGTGCAATTAATGCTAGTTCGCACACTTTTGAATGGGTAGGAACCGGCAATGATATAATTACAGCAAATCCTACACTTACGCCATCGGCTCAACCTATACAAGAAAATGAAGTAGTAGAATTAAATAACGGCATAGTAGTTTACACTAGTACAGACCAGATCGGCGATTTTAGAATTGGCAACGAACTTACTATAAATGGATCAACAGGTACCATTACTGGTACAGCTTTTGATAAAGCTACATTTGCTGTGATTACACCTTATGTATTAGCGATAGAAGGATAGAGATTTAACATGGCAGTAAATGTTTTTAGAAATGTTGCAACCGATATAACAGCAGGCGGGTTAAGTGTTTACACTGCACCGGCTGGTTATAGTGCAATTATACTTGCAGCACAAATTAGTAATACAACCAGTAGCACTGTGAGCGTAAGTTTACAAGTATTAAATGATGACAGTACCTCTACTGCATTGTTAACTGACTTTGACGTCCCTGGAAACGATGCTGTAAACGGTGTTGTTGGAAAATTAATTTTAGAAACTGGGCAATCACTGCTTATTTCAGCAGCTGATAGCACTTCGTTGAAGTTGGTATTGAGTGTATTGGAGTCACAGAACTAATGGCAGATTTACTGTCTAAACGAGTTAAAAAAACTCCGCCCTCAGATGTACCGGCGGACAGATATGATTATATTGCATTAGGTGATACTGAACCTGATCTAGGAGTGCCTGCAGGTAATGACTATGTATTGGTCAGTCAGACAGATGGTACTAGGTCATGGACTGCTCCTGTACTAGGTGCCACAGGCGCTACAGGCGCTACAGGTGCTCAAGGTGCTACTGGATTTGGTGCTACAGGTGCTACAGGATTAGGAGCAACCGGTGCTACTGGTGCTATGGGCGATAGATATTCTACAACATCAAGTACTAGTTTAACTGTTGCTACAGGAGCACAATCATTTACAGTTGAATCTGATTTAGCATGGACAGCAGGACAGCCATTAGTAATCGCTAACGGCAGTGCTACTAATACCATGACTGGTACTGTAACTTCATATAATTCAGGCACCGGTGCTATGGCAGCAAATATAACGGCAATTACAGGCTCAGGCACATACGCAGCTTGGACAGTTAACTTGTCTGGCGCTGCTGGTGTTCCAGGAGCTACTGGATTGGGTGCCACCGGCGCAACTGGTGCTACAGGTGCCACTGGCGCAACTGGTGCTCAGGGTGCTACTGGATTTGGAGCAACAGGATTATCAGGACCGACGGGTGCTACTGGAGCTACCGGATTGGGTGCCACTGGTGCTACAGGACCGGCAGGTATTACAGGAGCCACCGGCTTAAGAGGTGCTACTGGATCTACTGGATCTACTGGACCTTCGGGTGCTACTGGTCCTCAAGGCACTCCAGGAGGTGCTACAGGTGCCACTGGTGCTACAGGATTAGGAGCAACCGGTGCTACTGGACCATTTGGTCTTACAGGAGCAACCGGTCCTCAGGGAACTCCAGGAACTCCGGGAGGTGCTACAGGTGCTACAGGTAATTCAGGAGCAACGGGCGCAACAGGGTTTGGCGCCACTGGTGCTACCGGACTGCAAGGTGCTACTGGCGCACAAGGAACTCCAGGAGGTGCCACTGGTGCAACTGGACCTATAGGTGCTACTGGCATCCCAGGTACTGCTGTTGCACAAGGTGCTACTGGTGCTACTGGTGTCACTGGATCTACAGGTGCTACTGGTCCTCAAGGCACTCCAGGGGGTGCTACAGGTGC